TGTTTGTAAGTATATTTATATCGTAATTTGTATAATCTGTGTCAGTATCATCATATTGTATTTTCTGAAATAATGTTAATGGATTACCAATTCTTTCTACTTCTTGGGTATCTGTGTCAAATATATGAAAATATTTTTGGTCACCAGCATCAGCCCATGTGAATTCCATTTGACATCCTAAGTATCTTATATTACCTTGTTGTGAACTTGCATGATAATGACCAGATAATACCAAATCATAATGACTAAAAGGTTCAACACCCATTCCATTTCCCTTTGGTTGTTTAATACCTCTCATCATTTCAAATCCTTGCAACTCTAAATGAGCAAATAATATACCATTATTCTTTTTTACAAACTTCATGGAATGCTCGTAATTTTCTGGATTAATCCACGGTAATAAATGAATATCCAATCCATCATAACTTAATGTGGAAGGCTTCATTATAATATTGATGTTGCTTGTATAATATCCTAAGAGTTCTTTAAGAGAACAAAGGTCATTTGTATTTTTATGAAACACATCATGGTTACCTGGAATAATATCCATAGTCATACCAGCTTGTTTCATAGGTTCAAGGAAATGTCTTCTATTTTCTCTTAATGCTTTAAAGTTTACAAATTTACGATGATCGTAATAATCACCTAAATGAATTATTTGTTTTATATTATTATTCTTACAATAGGGAAAAAATATTTCTTCATAAAATCTTTTTTGAAAATTTATGAATACTTCAGCTGAATTTCTAACACCTACATGGGTATCATTTAATAAAGCTATCTTCATTTTTTACCTTCAAATGACCAATGAATAATTCTATTTTTAAGTTCCCTTGAGGAAAATGGGTGGTCACGATTGTTATAAACTATTTCTATTTCTAAGTCATCACCAGTAAATGGTTTACCATGATAATCTGATCCAACAAATCTTACGTCAGGTTTTTTAAGCTGAAGGAGATTAATTAAATCCTCTTCATTTTCGTATGGTATAATCTCATCAACATATTTAACACCTGACAATTGTATATGTCTTTCCATAAGACTTTGAACTGGTCGTCTTTTACGTTTAATCGGTGCAGTATTAATACCACATATAAGATAATCACAATACTTCTTACACTCACGTAACATTTCTATATGTCCGGCGTGTAATAAATCAAATGGTGAACATGTAAATCCTACTTTCATCTTAATTTATTATTAATCAATATAGCCTCTTCTAATAATTTTAATGGTGAACCTAATCTTGAAGCAGAAGTGGCAAAAGCTAATGTATCTTTAGGGAAACACATACCACCAAATCCATATTTCATATCAGTACCTGGAACCATCATATGACTATCACCAATACGTTTATCAAGACTTATTAATTCTGTAAGTGAATCAAATTCTGTATCATGTATTCTAGTATTAGATTTATTATATACAGCTTTTAATTCATTAAAGAATATAACCTTTGTTGCAAGGAAACTATTAATAGCATATTTTGCAAAAGCTGCATTTTTCATAGAAGTAAATCGTACTTCATCTATTCCAATATCTGAATTAACATATATGGAAAGCCAAAATGCTGATTGATGCCCACCAAATATAGCAAATGATTGGTGTAGAAAATCTTCTATTGAATCTTCTTCTGTTAAGAATTCTGGATTATATGTCAAGTATTCATCATCTTCAAGTAGTTCAACCAATTCAATTGATATAGTTGACTTAATAAGGATAGGCACTATAGGTGCTTCTATACGAATATTTCTTATATATTGCTCAACCATCATATCATCACATTCACCTTTTGGTCCCTGAGGTGTGGGTAGGCATAATATAATACCATCAAATTCATCATATGATTTATCATTTTCCCAACCTTCATCAGGATCATGTATATCTACAAAATTAGCTTCTCCCAACCCATAGTATACTGCTTTACCAACAATACCATAACCAATCAATAACAAATTTTTAATATTCATGAAACCTCCATAAATAATTCTAATCCTTTTTTCTTTTTAATTTTTTCTTCCTTTTTAAAATCTTTAATTGCTTTATCAGTATCTTTAATCCTACTAATTTTTTCACGTAAGGTGTCAAGAAATGATTGGTCAATAGGACTATTTACATCAATAGCAGATACAAAGTCTTCAATATTTGCTTGCTCCATAAATTTAAATTTAATATCTGTTTGTTTCTTTTCTTTTACAATTCTACGTATAAAAGCAAAGTAAGCTATTTGAGTGAAGTAAGAGAATGCATTAGGCTTGCCCGTACGGGTAGCTGTATCTATATTGTAATTATATATTGCTTTTAAACAATTCTCAACACCATCCATAACCATTTCATCGCGATAAGTATACCGTACAAAATTTGGTTTATGGGAAAGGCCTTCACATATTTTCATAAAGCACATAGCAATATAATCCGGTACTACTGGATTCTTTTCTCCATTTACTTTAGCTGTATTAGCCGCAGTTACATAATCAACTACAGCATAACTAAATTCACGATTATTAACGTAATGAGGTTTATCTCTAGGTTTAACTTTTTCAGGCATTTTTAAGTTCCATTTAGTGTAATAATATAACTATTATATCATAGTTTATGGTTAATGTAAACAGCTTTTATTAAATAATATAGCTATCTAATAACCAATTCTTTATTTGTTTCTTTACTAAGTGTTCGAATACACTATAATTCTTTAATGATTCATCAAGTTCATTTAATTGAACTTTCATTCTATAATAAATTTTATTTAATTCATCAGATGGTAAATTCCAAATTGCATATTGTTTAGGATAGAGTATGGTATTAAACCATAAATGTGCATTTATACGTTGAGTGAACTCCACAAAGTCAACCATTTCCTCCCAATTGTTTCTCATAGGATTGACCATGATAGATAATTTACTATTATTATCTTTGCAATATCGAGAAAAATCAGTAGTGTTCCATATAACCCTATCGAAATTACCATTAATACGAATCTCTTCATATCTCTTAGGTATTAGACTATCAATAGAAATATTAATATGTAAATTATTATTATCCATAATATGCCTAACTCTTTTATTAATTACTGTACCATTAGTTGCTATATTAATTTTTAAGTCAGGTTTAATCTTAGCTACATCATTACATATATCTAATACAATCTCTTGAGCAAATGGTTCTCCACCATTAAATCTCAATTCAGTTAGATGTGGAATAAACTCATGTAGTTGTTCTCTAAATGATTCATCATAAATCATAGGCAAAGGTGGAAGCTTATCTCGATTCTTACGTATACCACTACTTAATTCACCACTACACATTATACATTCAAGGTTGCATTGGTTACTTAATTCAAGTTCCATCAAACTTGGATAGACAGGATTAATTGGATATTTTTCATAAGCTTTAGCTAAAGGCCAAACACCTTCATTAATATTCTTTTCACATTCTTTACATCTATCTAAAAATATATTATTGTCTAATGCTTTTCTATATTTCTCAAAAGTATCACCAAACCATATATCTCTTATAGATTTATCTTGTGACCAGTTATCACAATATCCTACTGTTTTCCAACATGGGGAAGCTTCTCCATGTATAGTAAAATACATATTATTAAATGGTGCATTACATGGTGTCATATATATATTGTGCTATTTTTTCATGACCTGCAGCATTAGGGTGATTATCTGAACTAGATATAGTCCAAGGCAAATGCAAATGGTTTTGTTCTCCGAATACCATATGATTTAATGGTAATCCACCAAGGTCGTGAGCATTTGGCCATCCTATAAATTTTGAGGTGTCTAGAATTTTATCATAATTCATCATTATTTCTAATATTTCGTTGTTTTCTCTTCTATATTTTTCAAGAAATTGTGGAAGATTATCTGTTTCTTCTGGAGGTCTGGCGTCATTATGATAGTATTCGAAATTCTTTTGACCGATGATTCTTCCTCCTAAATAATCATTAAATAAACCTATCATCTGAGTATGTAAATATGGAATGTTATACCTTTCACACATCATTTCAAAAGCTGCAAAATATCTTAGACTTCTACGTACCCAATATACTATATCACCTTTTTTATCTAATGGTATTGAATCCCAAGTAGCAGTTTTTTCAGCCTCAGGAGTTTTAATTTTAGACATTTTGCGTTTAACATGATATCTCTTCAACCAAGGGGATATTATTTGCCAATCACTTCTTTGACATTGTGTCCACGCAGCTATGACCAATCCTATTTCATCTTTATTTGGACGCTCCCAAATTTCATCTTGTAACGTTGAGTAGATATACTCGTTTCCCTGACCGCTTCTTGCTAAATTAATACATTCCATATTTAATTTTTCTGCTAATAGCTCAGGCCATTTAGGCCAAGACGTATCCAAATCTGGATCGTCACTAGATCTAAAATTTATATCAGTAGTAAAACTACAACCACTTACGATTAAATATTTCTTTTTCATTTCTTAGTACATATTTCTTTACAAGGAGCTGCAATTTTATTTGAGTCTTCCCATGATTTTGGTAGAATTTCAACAAACCATTCATTATCTAATATATCTTCTAAATCATTAGTAAATATATTAAGTTTCTTTTTTCTTTTATCATATTCTTGAATAATATATTCATTATTAAATTGCCAATTAACTAACTTTATATTATATAATTGGTCTTCTATTTCACGATAATTTTTATTTACCCAAGTACTATTAATTTTACCATTCGAAGTTTCTTTTTTTGGTACTGGAGGTGTTTTATCTTTAGAAAAATAATTTGAAAGGTAACAACATGGCAAAACTTGTCCATCAGGTTGTACTAACATTTGCTCATCATCTTCTATCCATTTACAATGCGTTTTCATAATTTAATTGTTGTTCTTTGTTCGCTTTTTCCATACTTAGGACTATGGTCTAAAAATTCTTCTTTACCATTTTTTATAAATTTAAATCTTTCTTTATG